CCATTCCATGCATGCTTGTGCACCACTTGGAGTAATTGGATCAAATAACGTCATTTGAATCGTGTTCCAAAGTGTTTTACCTTTTACGTATCTTGCAACGTTGATATGGTTCAATTGAACTGTACCTTGTGTTAATGAAACGGCACCCATACCTTTAATTTGGTATGAAGGGATTCCATCTACATACAGTATAAACCTATTTTGTTGTTTCGGTTCAAATGCTGTATAAAATATTTCGTTTGGGTCTAATACTGCCATTGTTTATATATTTTTATTATAAATATTCTAAATTATTGTTTTTATTCAGGAAATGTTGCTCCAGTTGGTAAAACATTGAAATCTAGAATAATGAATTCAGCTGTTTTAGTTGGTTGTAAGAAAATCTGTCCTACTAACTCATTTCTATCAATTACATCTGGTGTGTTATTTGTAGCATCCATTACTACTTTAAAAGCATATAATCCTTGTCTTTGTTGTACTGATTCTAAGTATGGGTTTACATTTGCTAAGAAGTTGTTTCTTGTTGCATTTGTATTTTGTTCAAATACTAAGTTATCTGATACTTGTGTAATATATCCTTTAAGTGCAATTAATAATCTACGTACATTTACTCTATCTAAAGCACTTGCTCTTTTCTGTAAAGTTTTCTGTCCAAATACTACAACTCCACTTCCTGGGAATGTTGCTATTGGATTAACATTTGCTTCATATAAAGTATCTCTGTTTCCAGATGTTAGTTTTCTTTCTGCTCTTACTACACTTCCTAAAGCTCCTCTAAGTAAACCTGCTGGTGCGAACCATGGGTCTGATGAAGCATCTGTAAATGCATAAACTGCAGGAATATATGTTGAAGCTGGTGCCCAAACTGTTTGTCCTGTTGATGCATCTACCGTTTGTAACCATGGCCAATATGTTGCTGCATATGAACTATCAAAGGCACTTGCTTGCGTTGTAACTGTGTTAATTGACGCGTTATATGCTACGATATCAATCACTGCTAAACAATCAGTTCTACCTTGTGCTAATGTTACTAAACCAGTTGTTTGTGCTGAATGGTCTTGTGAATTTAATCCAGGGGCTGTAATTACGTTAAATTGGTAATCATCTGAGTTGCTCAGTAAATTAATTGATTGTGTATAATCATTTGGTCCAATACCTTGTATGTTTGTTGCAGTTATTTTTTCATTAAATTTAGCATCACCATTTTCAAAGTTTTTACCTGTAGCACCTCCAAAGGATCCAGATTGTATTTTTGGTAAACTACCAGTAAATTCGCTTTTTGCTGTTCCATTATTATCAAAATAAGAAGGAGTTGCTAGATTTACTGATGAAACATAAATGTAAGAACTTCTTCGTGGGAAGTTACCATTTGTTTTAACAAAGAAATCTGTACCATCTTGTTCTACAGTTTCGAATGTGTCACCTATTACTTTTGAAATATAATTAGGTGCCTGTGGGTCTAAAGATACATTATTATATGTCTCTAATATAGCTTTTTGTGTTGCAGTATCATTTCCTCTTCTTACTAATAGTGAAAATTGTCCTGAAGATGTATTTACAGAAGCTATTTCCCATCTAAGATTATTTGCTGTACCATTAGTTAACGTACCGTTTGCTGAATCTATTACTTGAGCATTATTCATCATTTCACCTTCAGAGATTGTTTTAATCTCGAATGATGCTGTAACTATTAAGTCGTCTTCTTTTAATAAATACTTTAAATCTGCCCCACCTTGCTCTGTTGCACCTAAAGATTCTGATGTAAAAGTAATTGTATCTCCAGTAGCATAACCCGATCCTGCTGTTGTAATAATAATATCTTCTATTACTGAAGGTCCTGTAGAGGATATTGATTGAGCTGCTATAGTTATATTAGCTAC